TTTTAACTTGTCTTTAAACATACCAGATTTCCTTAAATCCTTCTTCTTCAGTTGGCTCATCAAAGTTTTCAATCATATTGGTCATTACCGTCATTGGGATAAGTTTCCCAGGGCGACTGGCCAAACGTTGTTCTAATACTTCACGTGGTGGTGTACGAAACACCACTGCAATATGATCGTAATTGGGCAACATGTTAAATTTCTTCTTACGGCTGGCAACTGTGGTCGAAGTTTGATCCCAGATCACATCCACTCCGTTTGCTTGGCATGTCTTTGCTTGGTTTGCCATCAGCCCCACCGCTATGGGCATATAATCCTTGAACACTTCGTTGTAGGTCTTGCCTTCTTTTCGGGCATGTGCTTCAACAAAGTTGTCAGTACTAACAATTGATACACCCAGGGCCCATGTTTGGTTCTTGATCCAAGTGCTTTTTCCTGATCCAGGCACTCCAACCAGTTGATAACATTTAGACATGATGACCCTTTACTATATTATCTTTCACTTGGTAGATGGCATCTTCCATAGAGACCACAATCTCACCAGTTGAATCCATGCCCACATCCATGCAGCGATACTTTTCAAGTCCACTAACTCCACCATGAAGGTGGCCATGAAAATGAAGAGCACCTCTATGCATCTGATTCCATTCTGATATGGGATAATGAAACATCACAATCTTATGACCATCATAGTCAATCTCATGATACTTGTGAATTTCTTTAAAACAATTGCGGAAAGTGCTGTCTTTTAATGTTTTGACATCATGGTTACCTTCAATTAGAATCTTGGTTCCATTGCAACGCATCATGTATTCTGCTGCTTTTTGTGCTGGCAAGAACGCAACGTCACCCAAGAGGTATACCAAATCCTCCGGCTCAACCCTACGGTTCCATTCCATGACCATGGCTTCGTTCATGTAGTTGACATCATTGCGGAACCTTGCCCGTGTTTCAGGGCAAAAGTTCATGATATTTTTATGCCCCCAATGAAAATCCGATCCAATCCATGTTTTCATAATTATTCCTTGAAGTTGAATTCGCGCACCCAGGTGAATCTGGTACTTGCGGGAATCCATTTAAAATGTTCTTTCTTGCGCTCGATCTTTTCAAAATCAGTACAGATCATGATCCAACCACGCTCAGCAGAGAAGCCAACAGTGTCTGCAACACGGACAATCTCAACTATCCGATCTTCCATTTTTGCAATAGTAGTCATCATACACGCTCCTTCTTTCTGTTTATGTGTTAATTATACAGCCAAACGAAAGCCCTGTCAACCAAAGCTGAACACTAGTGGTTGTAATTTTACAACTCTTTCATTACCAATTTTCTTCTCCGCTGATTTCAACGGCAAATCGACCACTTACATCGTTTACTTTGTGAGCAAAGTACATGGTAGTGACACTACCGATGCCACTAATACTGTCCTGTTCAAGTTCAAAACTATCTACGTCTTCAAACTTTTCCAAAGTATCAGCAATCTTTTTAATATCTGCTCGATTTAAGTACATTATTCATCTCCTTGTTGTTGTCTGCGCTCTCTACGTTCTGCTGCCAGCGTAAACACTTTTTCGTTATTGTTGGTCCAATCCACTGCCTTACCCGGAACAATGATACCCGACGGCAGAGTTACACCATTAACAGTGTGTGACTCATTCTCGTCATAGGTCCAGCCCAATACTCGCATCATCTTGTGTTTAACCAGTAGATTAGGAATACGAAATGCTTCAGCATCTCGGAAGCCCATCATAACACCAACTTCTGCCACAGCACCACTACGGCAAATACCAGCATGACAGTGAACAATCACATCCATCCGGTTTTCAAATGCCCGTTGTAGCAAGGCCACAAGATGTTCGGCATCGGCGTCCTTGATAGCATGTACACTCATGTCAATCAACTCTACACCACCATTGTTGGTCATTCCATCTTCTTCAATGTCTAGAAATTTAAACTGATGCGTTTCTTTGAACTGGTGATGGGGTACCGGAAACTCCATGTCGGGATCTGAAATTTGGATCAACATGGAATTTTCACCCACACGAATATGATGGCCATTTGGTATATCGGCCAATGCTACGTTTTGTATCCATGGATTCATTTCATTCTCCTATATTATCTTTTACTGGCGTGTTTGATCAAATACATGGTCACTTCAGGACCGTCGATCTTAATCACGTCCATGCTGTACTTGCGTGTCGCTAAACGCCACCCAATAGCTTTAACAGTGATCATCTTTGGAGTGAACTTAATCACTGTTCCGATCATCATAGAATTGCCATCAGGATAGACCACACAGTCTCCCATGTTAAGCTCACGACCTAATTTGTCGGGATGCTTGGGCTCTACCTTAACAGGTTTTGTTTCTACTGCTAGTGTCATAATACTGCAATCAAAAATATAAAAAATGCTGTAACGGGATAGCCAAACAATAAAGCCATCATTGACAATATTGTGCCAAAAAAAGCCTTGTCGCTGCTCATATTACCGCCTTTTAGTAGCACCGATACGCGATGCTTTGTTCCAATCGTAGACCACACCATCAGGACATATACCGTTTTCGATGCTGTCTACTCCAAACTTGCCCACAATTTCAAATTGCGAATCTAAGTCAGTAATGGTCACAAATTCATTCAGAAACTTTGCATACTGCATAGCTTCATCTAGTGTGGTAAATTCTAAATCTTTTACTTTATACATTCTTTCTTATAATCTGTAAGTCACACGTCCTTTTGTGAGATCATATGCACTTACTTCAACCTTTACTCGATCGCCTAAGATAATTTTAATCTTATGCTTTTTCAATCTACCACTGGTATAGCAGACAATAATATTGTTCATATCATCAATTTTTACACGGTACATACTTCCAGGTAGTACTTCTTCAATACTACCAGTTAATTCGATTAGTTCTTCTCTTGCCATAATTTATTGATATTCGATGTCTGCTGCTAAAATAAATCTATAATCGTTACTCTGTACAATACCGGGCCTGTGCCAAGTATCACTAGGATAGATTATCCAGTGTCCGTCATTTGGACGAACAAAGAATTTACCATCTTCGTTAACACCATTAGGTGCTATCTCTGTTCCACAATAGTCTCTATCCTGCACATTCTCAGGAATATGCAAATAAAAAATTCCGCTTAACATTTTAGCGTTGGGATTCTGTGGATGCCAATGATTATGCCATAGATTTTCACGATTTTCGGCACCCTGGAGATTGGTCATAAAACTCCAAGCCATCATGTTGGCTACTTTAGCTTCACGTCCTAAGTACATAAACACAGAGAAAAGAAAGCTCATACGGTATTTTAACCATACTGCTTCCTGTCGTGCAAATATATTTTCTTTAGTTTGAAATTTTGGGCTGTTGGTAAAATAGTTTCCATCCGCAACAATATGTTTTACAATACCGCAGGCTTCTTGATTGTCCTGTTTAGTTATTGTAGAACTAAAATCATATTTGCGTACTAGAGTGTTTTGATCAATTACTGTTAGCATAAAAAGAACTCCTGCGTAAGTTTACAACTCATTGGCAGGAGCCGTGTTAATGGAGTTAGCTGAACTGATAGACAAAATAGACATCTGGAATCAAAAGTACATCGAGCGGCGTAACGGGTTCGAACCGTTGACAGTCAGTTTGGAAAACTGAAGCTCTACCAACTGAGCTAACGCCGCTCGATGTACTCTTACCATTTTACAAATCTCGCATGGATCTATTTACTTCTTTAACTGGTTGCAGGACCTGGAATCGAACCAAGATCTGGAGCTTATGAGACTCCTGAATTACCGTTACTCTATCCTGCGATATACTTTATGGAGGCTCTCTGTCAGACTCGAACTGCTCAAGAGGTACTCCTGTCTTCCCAGGGCCTGTGTCTTGCTGTCCGGAACAACTAGACACTTGGGATTCCCGGTGTAGCACCTATCAGAAAGCCTTCATAAAGTGTTCAGCTACCTTTCCCAAAGGCCCTGAACTGAGTTGTTGCCCTGCCCACATTCTTTTCCATTTAGACGGGCAATGTCCCCGCCTTTGTGATTTCTCAAGTCGCCCTTAAATAGAGCCTTGCGGTAGATCCAATGCACCGTGCTGTTCTCGCTTACAGCAATCGCGCACTTTAATAACGTTAAAGTGTAAACCGGGATCTGTTAGATCAGGCCTTCTGCTTGCAGTACTGCCACTGTTTCATCAGCTAGCGGCACTTCAGTTTTTACATTCAACTCAAGCACTTCATCATTGATCTTTTGTTTCTGCTTCTTCAGGTTCAGCACTTCAGCCTTGGCCTGTGTAATTTGTTCCTTGCCCAATACACTAGTAGTCACAGTATCAGTGTATCCGTAGATTGAGCTACGACGGCTAACGTCACCCTTGTCGTTCTTAATCTTGTCCAACTTGCCTACAATAACTTCAAATGCAGTCATTTCTGTGGCCTTAGCCAATTCTTCCATTTGACCAATTCGCTTGTCAATGAAAGCTGCTTTGGCCAATGCAGTATTGATACCACTGGCTGCATTTGCTGTGCCGACTAGAGCACGAATGTTATACAACGACATTGTCAACTTCTGACGACGTGCATCGTTCTCAATCATTGCTGTGTTGGCTTTTGCCAGTGTATCTTCTACACTCTGAAACTCGTTGATCTCAACAGTGAGCTCAACTTTGATTGCCTTGACTGCATCATTGATGCTGTTCTGTAGTGCGCTTGCTTTTCTTAGGGTAATATTCATGTGTATCTCTCTTTTTAAAAATGACGGGTCGGTGAAAGGTCAAGTCATAGACTAAACAATTGACAAACGAGTTTCTTTCGAAAACTCTAATCAACGTACAATACACAAGGCACAGAGACTTGATATTTCCGATCAGCAAATAACAAAATTTGATAATCGGAGCACACAAGTACGATCAGTTTTTCAGACTGAAGCCAGTAAGTTTTGTCATTGCGTGAAGCAATAACTGTGTCTATTCTCATCTACCTTTCACATCACCGGTTGTATATTGCTACACAACAAAACTATTATAACATTCTATACGGAGAATGTCAACGCCTTTTGGCTAAATTGGTGGAGAACATCTTTGAGGTATCCCCTATGAA